TTTATAGTCCTGACAAACCATTGAGTTGTGGAGCGAGAGTTTGGATTGAAACAGAATCAGAGGTTAAAATAGCATGATGAGTGAAGAAGATTTAAAAGAATATCATAGTATAGAAAGAAATATGCGAGGTATAAAAAAAAGTAATAAATATAATTATTTAGAAGGAAAACGTATCGAGGACCAAGGATCACGGATCTATGATATAAATGGTTATAGACTTCCAAGTGTAACTACTATATTAGCACGGACCAAGGATCAACAATTCTTAAAAGATTGGAAGGCGAAAGTTGGAGAAAAAGAAGCAGAGCGAATCAAGAATTTATCTAGTAGGCGGGGAACTGCCATGCACAAATTCCTGGAATCTTATATCACAGGAGTTGGCTACGATGATCTTACGGAGCTCGGACAAGCGGCGAAGCCCATGGCCCAAAAAATTATTGAAGTCGGTCTTACGCCAGTTGAAGAATATTATGGGTCGGAAGTTACATTGTATTATCCTGGGTTATACGCTGGGTCTACTGACTTGGTTTGTACACACAATTCTAAAGACACCATTGTAGATTTTAAGCAATCAAATAGACCAAAGAGAGTAGATTGGATAGAAGATTACTTCATGCAGATTGCAGCATACGCCATGGCTCATGATCAGGTGTATGGGTCAAATATAGAACAGGGTGTAATTATGATATGTACACCAGATCTGTACTATCAAGAATTTAAAATTGAAGGACATGAGTTAAGATCTTGGAAGCATAAGTTTTTAAAAAGATTAGACATGTATCATGAAATAAAGTTTGATGAGAAAGAGAGAGTTACGTTAGGAGATTTAAATACATTATTAAAAGAAATGACAAATGAAAGAAAATAAAATTACAGGAGAAGTTTTTAACTGGGGCCCTTTATTATGGAAAACAAAAATATCTTCTAAAGATATTAAAAAATTAAAAGAACTTGGTCACGGTATCAAATATAATAAATATTTAGCAGGAGTTATTAAAAAAGAATATCAAGTAGATTCAGATAGATTTAATAAAATTATATATCCTTATATACAGGCTTACACCATAGTATTTGAGCAATGGTATAATAAAAAAATTAAAAATTTATACACCAACTCAGTTTGGATTAACTACATGAAAAAAGGAGAGTTTAACCCGCCTCATATACATACGAATTGTAAACTATCTAGTGTTTTATTTTTAGATATTCCTAAAAAATTAATAAAAGAAAAAGAATCTTTTGTAGGTGAAGGTGTTGGACCTGGTGGATTAAATTTTTTTATAAGTAATCCTCAAGATTTATACAAAAATGGTTTTGAACTGATGCCTGAAACAGGCGATTTTTTTATTTTTCCATGGAATTTAATGCATTGTGTGAGTAGTTTTACTTCAGATATTACAAGAATTTCAATGGCAGCTAATTTTTCTTTTGATCTTTTTGAAGAGAATGTGGCAAAAATAAGGCAAAAAAATGACAAATAAATGCGACACCCAAGGTGTCGAACAGGTATCGCAAAACGCATTTTGCGACACCCCCCTCTCAGTTTGTTCACGTTTTAGTCTGATTTTGCGACACTTGCGACACCCTGCCGACACCCTGCCGACACCCCAAGTGTCGAAACTATTCGTCAATAATACCAACGGTTATAGGTCAATTTCAGTACTTTGCGACACCTTTCCAATATTTTTTACCCAGCGCAATAAAAAAAACAAATTTGGTATCGAAGTGTCGAAAGGCCAATTGTGGCAAGAATGTGGCAACTAGACCTTTTATGGAATATCTGTTAAATATTTTTTATGCCTAGGAAAAGAAGAAAAGCTATTGCCTCATTTGGAACTCCCGATATACCTTATCCTAAAGTCAGAGTGGAGTGGATCGATTGTGTGAGTGATTCTGGCTGGGCTACAGACAAAGAGTTTGATAAGATGAAGTTAGCTAGACCGGTTAATGAAGGTTGGTTATATTCTAAAGATAGTAAGTCTATAAAACTATTTGCATCTTACGACAAGGAAGATGATGGCAGTTTTAGTTTTGGGGATCGGACGATGATACCTCGTCAGTGGGTAAAGAAGATTCAGAAACTTTAGGTGATTCAATTGCCTCAGCATCAACAGTTTTCGCATTTAAAAGAGGTGCGTAATCGTCTAAAATTTGTTTCATTTTTACTTCTAGTTCTTGTTCTGATAGGTCCTCTAGTTTTCCTGTTTTTATTATTTTCCTATCTATGTATAATCCTGCTGCTTTCCCTCTGTTTGCTTCCGCATTCACTGCTGAAGAAAATGACCCCTTTTTTAAAGCGGCTTCTCTAAGTCTTGCAAGTTCAGCTACGTGTCCTTCGTAAGTGACCTCGTGTTTTTTTAGTCTTTCTTCTCTTAACTCTCCAGCATACTTTACAACTAAAGGATTTAATTTTGGATTTGTAAGTTCACTTCCTTCAACTCTTGCTCGCTTAGGTGAGTATCCTGCTTTTAATGCGGCCTCTGTTTTAGTAACAGGTCCGTTCTCATCACCAAATACAAGGTATTCAGCAAATCTTTGCTGCATTTCTGTAAGTCTCTTTGGTAATCCCATACTAGATTATTATTAATACAATTATAACAGCTATTACTATTGCTGTAGCTTTTTTATGTTCTTTAAAAAAGTGTGGTATATGTTCTTTTATTTCCATAGTGTTTCTCCTTGTATTGACAATTTAGAGTAACTATCCTATATTGTCAAGGCATGAAAGTTGAAGATAAAGAAATCTTAAAAGATCTATTTGATAGGGGAAATTTAGATTTAACTAAACAAATAGAGGTCTTAAAGAAAAAATTACAAGATACTCAAAATGAATTAGCTTTAATTAAAGCTGTTAATGACAACTCACCTGAACGTCTCTTGCTATTAGCAAGAATAAAAGATTTAGAAGAAATAAATGAAAGTCATCATAGATTAAATTCAGAACTAAGAAAAGATATACATCATTACAAACAAAAATCTTCAAAATTAGAAAGTGCTGAAAATCTCTTGCAAGGTTATAAAAAAGTGATACAGGACTTATCCAACAAGTTAAAATTAAAAGATTCATGAGAGTACAAGACTTGCAGTTATTCTTGAGTAACTTTACTAAAGGTTCTGACGCTATAAAAAACGCCACTATCTACGTAGAGAAAGATGGAAAGCTACATGAGATTAGACGAATGGAAGTGCACGAAAATGCAGTTCCTATCATCGGTCATCCAGGTCATATGAGTCATAGACTCGTATTAAAAACAGAGAAACCTTCTAAGATTATCTTGCCAGATAAACTTATGAAGGACTATTAATGCATGACAATGTTACTTTAAAAATTCTGTGGGACCAGAGCGTAAATTATATCAAAAAATTAAGAAAAATTTTAAGGATATTTCCCTTGTCAGGATTGAAAACAATAGCTTACTTGGGACTCCTGATCTGTTGGGGTATAATACTTCTGGCCACTTTTTCACTATAGAACTTAAAGTAACTCGAAGTAAAAAAATCAAACTTTCTCCACATCAAATTGCGTTCCATGTTAAGCATCCGAAGAATACATTTATCTTGGTAGAGGACCTCTCTTCCTCTACCCTAAAACTTTTCCCTGGTTCAAGAATCCAGGAGCTTGCTGCTTGCGGCTTGGCGCTTGATCCTTTGTGCTTGGGGCTTGATGCTTGTCGCTTGTGGCTTAACGAGCTTGGTGCTTGAAGCTTGCTGCTTGGAGCTTGAATCTTTAATCGTAAACGCAGGCTTCGGCTTGAGGCCGGTCCCAGGCGCACGCTCTCTGGACTCCGTCGAGTCATTGTCGCTAATGGCCTGGTCCCTATTGCACAATCTATATAGCTTGCGCAAATTCTTATAATACTTTGGATGTTTAAATTCGTACATTAATGTTTACCGTAACTTATATTTTGTACATCACGATCCCAGCATTGTCTACAATCTTTGCATTCGTTATTCTGCTTTGATGCTGGGCAGCTGTGATTACCATCTGTTACAACAGTTGATGTCCAGGGCCAGCTCTTCACTGGGCCCTGGTCAATCATATGCGAGGACATACGAATAATTAAATTCTTTGGAACTACTTCAGGATCCATGAGTGTTAGAAATTTTGCTTCACGTGTTGGCAGCCAGTGCTTAGTCTCTGGCGTTCTGTTGCATACTTCAAAAATGTTCTTCAGATGCTGCGGGCTCTGGATGTCCCCTGAGTCGTGCCACCTGAACCAGGGCTCCCCTTTGATGAGCGTCACCATCGCATCAACCCATTGCGGATGCTCAAGTGCTTGCAGCCTTCTATCTAATGCTTCTCTAACATTTCTAAATCTATATCTCCCCTTCATTGCATAACAACCAGCGCAAACAGAGTTTTTAACCTTCTGCAGCTTCGCGCCTGTGATACAATTCCACGCTGGCAGGTTATGCGCTGGCCCAGGCATCTTAGATGGCTTGGACAGTCCGCC